AGCTCTTGATATTTATTCAGATGACTCAACCCAAAAAAACATTACAGGTAAGATATTTGAAATAGAAAGTGATAATACTACCGTAAAGGCTGAAGTCGAAAGGTTTTTTGAGCATATTCGAATGCGTGAGTTTATTTGGGATGTCGTACGGAATGTATGCAAATATGGAGATTGTTTTATTGAAAATATTATAGACTTGAACAACTCTAAAGCTGGTATCCAACGAGTTAAAGTTTTAAATCCCAATTTCATCTTTAGAATTGAGAACAAGTACGGGTATTTGAAGGAATTTTTACAGGAGGTTCCGGATTCTAATGCGTCCTTTGACTCTGCGCAGCTAGAAGGGGGTGGAGGTACTGGCAAGTTTATGAAGCTTAGTAAGGAGCAAATTGTACATTTCCGCATTCACACGTCTGACCCAAATTTTTACCCCTACGGTAAATCCATCCTCCAGCCCGGCATTCGGGCGTGGAAATCATTGGTGATTATGGAAGATGCTATGCTAATCTATAGATTGGCTAGAGCTCCCGAAAGGCGAGTTTTTTACGTCGATATTGGAAATATGCCTACTTCCAAGGCTGAAACTTATATGGAAAGGCTTAAGGCGAAGTTCAGAAAGGAAAAGTTCTGGGATAGCACTACAGGGACAATTAATGAAAGATATAATCCAATGGCTCCAGAAGAGGATTTCTTTGTTCCCACCCGCACCAATAGTAATACAAAGATTGAAACTTTGCCAGGAGCACAAAACCTCGGAGAAACTGACGACGTTAAGTACTTTAGAGATAAGCTATTAGCTGCGCTTAAGGTGCCCAAAGATTATATTGTAGAAAAGGATAACACCCCAGAAAGGAAAGCTAACCTATCTCAACTCGATGTCAAATTCGCAAGAGCAGTAACTAGAATCCAACGAGAGATAGAAATTGGGTTGAATAACCTCGTTAGAAGACATCTCAAGTTGAAGAATTTCCCAGAGCATGTAATTAAGGAAATAGAGGTAGCACTTTGTTCCCCTTCTGACATGTTTGAAAAGAGACGCTTGGAGCTTGATGAACAAAAAACAAGAGTTGTACAAGCTGTTAAAGGTTTGCAATTATTCTCTGATGACCATCTGTACAAAACTTATTACCAAATGGGTGAAAGCGAAATTGAAAATATGAAGTCTGAGGTCAAGGAAATGTTAGACGCTGAACAAGAGATGATGCAACAGGACCCAGGAGCCATAGGAGCGGCTCCTATGCAAGGAGGGCCTCCTATGGGACCACCAACACCGGAAGAAGAAGATGCGCCTCCTGGAGCTGCGGAAGCCGCAGGAGACGAGACTATAGAGGCTGAGGCACCTAATGCCCAAGCCAAGGTATAATGAAACTTTTGTAAAAGAAAACAAACACACTAGAGTATATAAAATAGGATTATCGTTATGTTATTAGAGAAACGAAATAGGGATCTTACGAACTTACACAAAGCTGCTGATTATCTCAGCAGGTCTTTGCGAGAAAATCTTAGAATTTTTTCTGTCGATTCTGCCAACAAATCTGTGCAGTTTATCTCCGAAAAAAATTCAATGGTTTCATGTAATTACGAAGTTAAAGACGCAAAGCTTTTATTGACTAATTTTGATATACAATCTGTAGAGGATTTTGTGTCCCCTGAAAGGGTGGAAGAAACTATATCTAATTCAATAGACTCTTTTATCGGTTCTTTGAGAGAAGACCGGTACGACAAAGCAGACGTCTCTTTTGACGACTTAATTGCTCTCTTTGAGGACCGTAATACCACTAAAGGGTTGAAAACGAAAATTGAAAAATTTGTTGGCCCTATGATCGGGAAGACGGAAATTGTTGAGTCTAAAGAGTTTAAGAAACTAGAGGAAATCAAACCTTTAGTTATCAACTTTTTGAGAGAGAATCAGAAACTGATTATGGAGAATTCTGATATGCTCAACAGTGCAAAAATAAGTAACGCAATAAATAAGGCTTTTTCCATTGAAAGGAGTTCTTATAAAACCCTAAACGAAACTGATCGTTTCTTTGTGGATTTGTGTGATGGGCAATCTCTGTATGAGATGGTTTGCCATCAGGAACTTATTAGCCAGGAGTTGTTGGAAGCTAAAAAATCTTTCTCTAATGTTTGGATTTCCAACAGCAAAGTACAAAATCTTGCATCTATGATATACGCAAAGAAAGATGCTATTATAGAATCTCTCGCTGAAGTGATCGAAGATGTCCCATACTTTGCATTTGCCCCTAAGAATGAGATTCAGGAGATTCTGACCTCAATTTATGAGATTAACTCTAATGATATCATCTCTAAGAAGGACGTAAGAGAATACACAAAAACACTATTCGAAAGCAAAAAACCTGCGAAAGAAGCAATCACCAACGCATTGAACGAAACTTATGGTATTAACGTTACCAATCTTAAGTTCGTCCCAACTTTCAGCAATCTCGCTAAGACGCAGTCTGTATTCTTTGAAGTACTTTCTCTTTTGAGCAAGGATGAAGGTGTTGTCCATGACGTGTCTAAGGACTTTTCACGGGTAATCTCAAAAAAGGGTGGCGTAGAAACTTTGGAAGTTAATGACTACATTCACAGTTGTCTCGCCGAAAGCGGTATTGACCTTGTAAAGGAAAGCCTTTTGATGAATTACATCAATGTGCCTCAACTGACAAAAGACCTCGCAGCACTAAAAACCCTCCTAGGTGGGGGTGACGCTGGTGTTGACGTTGCGGGAACCGAGATGGATTACGACGGAAAGCCTTCCCCCCTAGAGGTAGAAGGTGAAGAAGACATCGAGGGAGAGGGAGAAGGGATGGATGGCCCCGACGAGGAGTTTCCAGTAACTGACAAAGACGCCCAGGCTGGTCCTGGAGAAGAATCTGAGGTAGAAGTTGACGACGAAGAACCCTTTGAGGGAGAAAACGGTGAAGATCAACCAGGGGAGGAGTTTGGTAACGGGGAAGCCCAGCCGGAAGAGAAGTTCGGTAACGGCGGAGAAGAAGCTCCAGTAGGCGATGATTCTACCGAAGCAGGTGGAACTGGCTCAGAAGAGCGACACGCTGACGCTGCCAAGTTAGTCTCAGACTTAGAAGCTCTAGTCAAAGGAATGGGCGTCAACAGTGAAGAAGACGTCGAAGACGAAGAACAGTACGGGGCTTAGTCTAAAATATAACCTTGCTTGACCCACCGGAGAAGGTATCCCTGGTGTCGGTCCTTCATTCCAAGTAGCTCAATTAACACTGTCTCGAGCTCTTTGACTGAGTCCTCGGTTATGGAGTCTTTACTTTGGAGATTGGTTAGTCGGGAAACGATAATTTTTAAAGCTTCCTTGTCAGTGTCGGATAGACTGTTTATCTTCTTTTCTTTATTTTTCTTTGTTTCCATGGATCGTTACGTCAAAGTTTAGGGATTTGTAGGCTTTTATTCTGGATACTGAATGCTTATCCAGGTAAGGGGCTTTATCCAAGAAATCATAAATATAGACTTGATCTTTTTTACCATGCTTTCTCAGTGTTCTTCCCAGTGCTTGTATAGTAGCTATTTCACTCTTCAACCCTCTCGCGTTGATTAAGTGAGTTAACTCTGGTATATCTACACCGGTCTGAAATATAATAGTCCCTATAATGAAAGAAGGTCCTTCCTCTTTTATAAACTTTTCTAATATTTCTTCTCTTTCGAGGAGGCCATCCTTTCCCTCTAGCTTGTATGCATTTGGAATAAGACTCTGTAGAATTTTTGCGTGTTCTAGATTTTTGGTGAGTACAAGGACCTTAGCCCCCTTCGAAGAAATATTTTTACATATTTTTGCGACAAAATCGTTTCTCCTCGTGTTCTTTATAATATAGGACTCATATATCTCTGAGTAAGACATGCCTCTATATTTCTCTGAATCTTCATCATCTGGTAACGTTATTACTTCAATGGAAGGTGGGGTTAAATACCCTTCAGTTACTAGATCCTCAGCCGTAACAAACTCTATTTGCTTTCCAAGGAAAGACCCTAAAGATAGTTTGGAAAACTTATCAGTGGGGGGAGTTGCGGACATTCCTATTCGTATACAAGCATTAGGA